CCTTCTGCAAGTCTTGCTTGGTGTTGCCTTTATGCCACGCCCTAAGCAAATACTTGAGCGACTGCCCCACCAAATAACCGACGACAGGATCAGGCGCTCCAGCGACAACATCCTCAATCACATCAATCGCTTCGATGCGACCTTGTGTGTAATGCGTTGGTGAGTTGACCTGATCGCTCATGGGAATGGAATGGCTGGACCAGTGCTAGTCGGCAATTCTGGCATTGCTTGCTCAATTTGACCGGGCACCATTTCAGTCACCTTGCCACTGATGTCATCCATCATGTCGGCAGCCATGTCGTCAATCATTCCAGGGATACGAGCAAAGGCAACGATCGTTGCAATCACAAGCCCTGATGACATCAGAAAACCAAGGCAGCCAGACAGGTTGTAAAGCTTTTGCATAACAAGTGCAGATAAAGAAAAAGGCCCCCGCCTACGCAACGAGAGCCTTTCCCAGCAACGTGTGAGGAAGCTGAGCTAGTTATAGATCAAAACTTGTACTTCAGGCCAGCTTTCAGGCCATAACCTGCATCAATGTCCTTGTATTTGGCGAAAGAAACCTCGCCGTACACATCGAGAGGTTCTGCTACGGCTGCAGAAACACCAGTCTTAGCAGAGAAGCCAACCTCAGTGTCACCTGCATCAGGCTGCAGCCAGCTAGGACCGCCTTGGATGTAGAACCCGCCAGCTTCATAGCCAACGTGACCATCAAAAACAGCACCGCCAAAGTCAGAACCTGACCAGCCACCGTTCCACTCAGGGTTCAGGTAGAAACCTTCGGCTTGTGCAGGAGATGCCAGCACAGACGCCGTAACGACGGCACCACTCGCAATCAAAGCTTTGATCATTGGAAAGAGGTTTAACGTTTTCCTTGGCCACGATACTTCTTCCGTCCATGGGACGGTTTTGAATGTGATCCATTGCCTTGACGAGTCTTTTTTGGCTTGCTAGGGACAAAGTTTTGCCCGCTCAATGATTTAGCCATCAACCACGAAACTGTTGATATTTTTGGGCAAGGCCAGTAAACAAGCCACGCATCGGATGATCAGGATCATCACGGCGATCGAAAATATACAACTCGTTTAACCATTTTTGGCGGTTGCTCATCGCCTCAACGTCCTGCGCTCCAGGTTTGCAAGGGATCATCGGGTCGGGGCGCTGCATGTTTAGCTTCAAGCTGAAAGGCCAAGTGCTGTCTTGATCTCAGCAGTCGTAGTGGCTGCGTCAATCTCCGTCTGCATTGTGGCGTATTTCGTCCGGATGTCTGCACGCGCAGCTTCCGCTGCGTCAGCATCAGCGCCAGGAATTTGCTTAGCGATCACATCGTCATGCGGTGCAAATTCTTCCGCACGTTTTTCACGACGGCTTTTGTGAGCAATCTCTTTTGCCTTGGGAAGGTCTTCAGCAATAGATGCGCCTGCTTTCACCCAAGCATCGCGGAACGTGCGATCTGCAGGAATAGTGTCGTCGTCAACAATTTCGTAGCTCGCGCCAGAAGGCACAACCCTGTTGATCAACTCATTGATTGGCACATCCCCTGTTGGGTGAACGACAGACACACCGCCTTCAGAGTTTTCAAAAATAATCTTTGACATGGTTAATCCCCAAAAACGATACAAGTCATTTGCGACATATCGTAGAAACCGCCGTTGACAATTCCTCTAACCCCCACATAATCTGTGTTAAAAGAAATTCTTCTCAGGCAACCAAATATCCCGCCGTTGCTATCGGAAAAGACATATATTCCATCAGCCACTGCAGCGTAATTTGTGTTTGCCATTGCGGTGGTAAAGTTTACTTTATACCTGCCTGTTCCGTCGTCTGTAATTGAACTTACGTTGTAAGAATCGTTAATAGTTACTGTGCCTGTCCCTTTAAAATTAACCCAGGCTTTGGCGGTGTTTTGCCCAGTTGCAGTTTCATTCGCCCATTCTGTTGCATAATCTGTTGCGCTTGTTTTCTTGAGTATTTGGCCTGTTGTCCCACCCGTTGGAACGCCTTGACCGTCTGCACCATCAGCGCCATCCGCGCCATCAGCACCTGCTGCACCCGTAGCGCCCTGCGGAATTGAAAAGTCAAAAACAGCAGCAGAAGATGATCCGCTGTTTGCAACTGTTGCGCTAGACCCTGCAGCTCCAGTCGTAACCGTCCCAACAGAAATTGTTGCAGCGGCACCATCACTTCCGTCTGCACCGGCAGCACCAGTCGCACCGGTTGCGCCACGAGGAATAGAAAAGTCAAACGTCGCTGCAGAACTGCTTCCGCTGTTAGTAACAGTTGCGTTAGAGCCTGCGGCTCCAGTCGTTACCGTTCCAACAGCAATAGTGGCGGCAGATCCATCATTGCCGTCAGCGCCGTCTGCACCAGCAGCACCAGTTGCACCAGTTGCACCGGTCGCGCCGGTTGCGCCCCTAGGAATGCTGAAATCAAATGTAGCGGCAGAACTTGTGCCACTATTTGTAACTGTGGCGTTTGAACCGGCTGCGCCAGTCGTAACTGTCCCGACAGAAATTGTTGCAGCAGCACCGTCAGAACCATCTGCACCATCAGATCCCGCTGCGCCAGTGGCTCCTGTCGCGCCCGTAGCACCTGTGGCACCCGTAGCACCCGTAGCACCACGAGGAATACTGAAATCAAAAGTGGCAGCTGATGATGTACCGCTATTAGTTACAGAAGCAGAAGAGCCTGCGGCTCCTGTAGTAACTGTTCCGACGGCAATCGTTGCTGCAGCACCATCACTTCCAGCCGGACCGGTTGCGCCCGTAGCGCCAGCAGGGCCTGTTGCGCCTGTAGCACCTGTAGCGCCTGTTGGGCCTGTTGGGCCTGCAACAGATGCCCCTTGCGGCCCTGTTGTTGTTGCAGTCACCGTTGTTGTGACCGGGCTTTGAACAACTGTTGAAGAACCGTTCTCCGTGACGGTCACACTGTTGTTTGTTGTGGTGACGTTTACTGTTGTCATGGTGCGGTGTAACCCTGGCTGACAAAGATCACGCCTTCCAAGTAATACTCGCGAAGACCGCTTCCGTTTTCCAGCATCACGTCATACCGCAACTCATCAACAAACGTTGCCGTCTGTGTATCAGTCAGGCTGATCGTGATCTGACCGTTGGTGCGGTTCGTGTAAGCAATC